AAGAAATCAGTCCAGTAACACAATGGAATAAAAGGATTTATTCTAATCTTCGTCTACATTTTGACTACACTTCGACAAAAAAAGCCCCGTGCATTACGGGGCTGCACACCGCATTACTTCCATCCACACGCTTTTTGAAGTGGCTTCAATGCCTCTGACAGACCAGCAACATCAAATGTCGCACTCACGGGACTTTCATTGTAAGGCGTGATCTGAGTAAACATTGAGTTAGCCTGGCTCAGCGCCTTGACGAACTCGATGACATTGCCACGATAAAATACCGATTTGGTATCGCTAGATATGTCCCATGTTTTCGTTTTTGCCTTCTGTTTATCCAGGCGAGACAACATCTGTGTTTCGTTCAACCCAAGATAGGTATCCCAATTGAGGAAAAGTTCTGTTTTTTTCTCGCGGCAAGTGATGTAAAGACTTGGTGTGATCGATTCACCAAACTGCGACCGGAAAGAATCATTAGCAGAAAGGCTAACATAAACATTCTCTGAATCATCCACGGGTGAAGTTTTCGTGGATACCTGCCATTTTCCAACTCCTACAACTGGCTTAGCCTCTTCGGTTACTTTCGGTGGAAGAACCTTATCGTAACAAGCTAAACGCGCATCACTTTTTGCCTCGGATTGGCATTTCATTAATGCGTCATTGTTAATATCGGCTTTAACTGGTTCTACCGCATACGCTGTTGATACAGCAGAAGAGCAAAGCGCCATAGCAATGATTATCTTTTTCATACCATTACCTTTCATGATTTCGGGCGAGTAAAGAAAACAAACATTCCGATAATGATATCGCCAATAACCCAGATGGTTCCCAGCATCATCATCCCCAGCCCCGTACCAATTGCGGCTCCGGCCCGTTCTGCGTCTGAGGCTGCGTTATTGATAACGTCACTACTGCCGCCAGCCCCGGCAAAAATGCAATAGATCATAAAGATGTTAAACAGGATAAATATCCACTTAACGATCTTGCCAAAAAATGAGCGCTTCGGCTTTCTGACCTGATGGCCGCAAGACGGGCATTTAAACGCTGAATCACTAATTTCTTTACTGCATTCCGGGCAGTTTACTAATGCCATTTTCCTAGACTCCATAGACATGGTTACATAACCGCCATAAAGCCTATCAGTTGATTTTGTTTGAATAAATAAAAATTAACCCGCCATATAGGCGGGTTATTTTAGAGTGCCAGCGATAACTGATCTTCGCCGTGGTGACTTCGTGGAAAAGCTTCTTGTGGCACCATCGCGCCGGGCGCTGGCTGGGTCTGGTTTAGTGAACCGTCTATTTCCGTCATGCTGGTGAAACAGTACCCGCACAACATATTTTGACACTGGTGATAGCTGCGCCGTACAAGCAAACTCAGCTCAACGCTGGTTCTGGTTTTTGCTATTGCACGGCAGCGAGGACAGCGCATTGCCATACGCGGGCCTCCTTTCAGGACTGGTTAATATCAACGCAAGTATAACGCTTAAGACGTTGAATCGTCACTCTCCGCTGTCCAGTCGTCGATTTTTACTTCCAGTTCCAGCGACGTGGTAAACCCTCCCCCTCCAATATCGTGAACGCACCGCGTTATCGTCCAGTTCCCACTGTCGATCGTAGACTTAAAGCCGTAGACGCTGGCGGGCTGTTCCGGGTACAAATCCGCGCGGCCACGCGCCAGGGTAATGCTGAACGTCGCCGCTCCACGCTGTAACTCCCGCCACTTAGCCGCAGCGGCACGCTTCGCCGCCTTTTCGGTCTTGAAGGTTTTACGGATAACAAAAACGTTACCTTCGGCACCGGCCAAATAATCCCCCTCTTTTTTGCTTGATGCGGGCTCTTTCTTTTTGGCCTGGCTGGTTCGTCGTCTGCGGGTGGTTTTCTTCACGGTAGTGGATGGTTTTTTGCCAAAGTTGAGATCAAGCCAGTATGCAGTTACGCCCGTGTACGCGTCGCGGTCAGCTACGTTAAACCGATGTTTATCACCGCTTGACCGGACTATCTCGATCACCGGCAACGGCTTGCCGCTTTGCGTCACTCCCTTACCTGGCGTGATAAACAGAAGCATACCGTTCTTAATGGTTGCCACCGCGCCCAGCATTTCGGCCATGCGCGTTAAGAAACTGATATCTGATTCACTCGTCTGATCGGCGTGGTCTATTTCAATCTTCGCCAGTTCCTCGCTGACACCCGCACGCAGATCGTAGCGGCTGGCAATGCTGGCGACCACATCCCCCACGGTAATATCGTGCCAGCTATATTCCCTCTTCACATTGAAGGTATCGCGGAAATCTGCGCTTCTGGCACTGATCGTTAGCTGGTCAGGCGGGCCAGAGTATCCGATCTCGTCAACCGTATACACGCCCTTAAAAACCAATGGATCATTATCCCAACCCAGCGCCACCGATATCTTTGCGCCGCGTGATGGTAATGCTACCTGCCCGTCTGCATCATCCAGAGTCAGATCCAACGTGTCCGCTTCAAAGCCCCGGTTATCTGTCAGGGATAGAGAGATCAGCCGGTTATCCAGCGCCGTAAGCTGATTACCTTCAATTTCAATACTGAACGCCGGGCGCGGCGAATATCGGTTTTCTGTCGTGTCCATATCAACCCCTTCATCATGATGGGGTACATCGTCGCCACGCGCGCGCGCATGAACAACGCCCCGTCATTGTTGCAGGTTGCTGACAACCCTTATTCATCGCATCGGCCTGCCATTGCCGCAATGATATTCGCAGTCATTAAACTGGCGAGGCAAATACATGGCCACTAACTACCATCACGGTGTAACCGTCACGGAAACCACCGACCTTAGCACGATGATCACCGACATTGATTCGGCGGTGATCGGCGTTGTCTGCACCGCTGATGATGCGGACGAAACAGCGTTCCCGCTGGATACACCTGTACTGATCACCCGCGTGGCTAACATGCTGGGCAAGGCAGGTAAAACCGGCACCCTGTTTACCACCCTTAAAGCTATTTCAGACCAGACCAGCCCGCAAACCATTGTGATCCGCGTTGCTGATGCTGCAAATATCGAACCGCCAGAAGGCGGCACCGCACAGACACAGGATCAACTGGTTATTGGCGGTACTGACCCCGATACCGGACTTTTCACCGGCATGTATGCGCTGCTATCGGCGGAGATGCGTGTTGGCGTCCGCCCGCGCGTGCTTGCCGTTCCCGGCCTTGATACTCAGCCAGTGGCGGCGCAGCTCGGTGTGATGGCTGAGAAGCTGCGCGCCTTTGCTTACGTCTCCGCGAATGGCTGCAACACCATCGCAGAGGCGAAGACGTACCGCGAGAATTTTGCTCAGCGTGAAATGATGGTGATTTGGCCTAATTTCATTTGCTACGACACCAACGCGGCGGCAAACGCCACCGTGCCGGTGGGTGCTCATGCGGTAGGGATGCGCGCAAAAATAGACGCAACGCAGGGATGGCACAAAACCATTTCCAACGTGCCGGTGAATAACGTGCTGGGGATGGATCGCGATATCTATTTCACCCTACAGGGCACCGACACCGACGCGGACGAGCTGAACGCGGCAGGCGTCACCACCCTGATCAAACAGGACGGCTATCGCATCTGGGGATCGCGCACCTGCGACGAAGAAACCTACATCTTTGAGAGCTACACCCGTACCGCTCAGATTGTGGCGGATACCGTGGCAGAAGCGCATTTCTCCTACGTTGATAAGCCGCTCACCCCGTCGCTGGTGAAAGATATCGTTGACGGTATCAACCGCAAGCTGACGTCCTATGTGACGGCGGGCAAGCTGTTGGGTGCGCGCTGCTGGTATGACCCTGAACCGAATACCAGCGAAACGCTGCGCAACGGGCAGCTCACCATCAAATACAACTACACGCCTGTTCCGCCGCTGGAAAATCTCAGCCTGGTGCAGGAGTTCACTGATGAATACTTCGCTACGTTTTCCAGCGCAGTGAATAACTAACCGGGGGCGCGTATGGCTCTGCCTAAAAAACTTAAATACTTCAACATGTTCTTTGACGGGGATAACTACTTCGGCATGGTGCCGGAAATTACTCCGGCGAAGTTAACCCGCAAGACAGAGGATTATCAGGCCGGTGGTATGCCGGGTTCTGTCGCGGTCGATCTCGGCTTTGATGCCGGGGCGTTGGATATGGATATCACCCTTGGCGGCATGGATGCGGGGCTGCTGAAAAAATGGGGCATCGCCACCGCCGATGGTATGCAAACGCGTTATGCCGGGTCATACCAGGATGATTCAACCGGCGAAGCGGTACCCGTTGAAATCCAGACTCGCGGGCGCTTCACGGAGATGGATCCGGGTACATCCAAAACCGGGGATGATACTTCCCATAAGTACACCCTGAAAAATACCTATTACAGGCTGACCATCAACGGCGAAGAAATCATTGAAGTTGATGTGCTCAATATGATCTACAAAGTTGGCGGCGTTGACATGATGGAAAAACACCGCGCCAACATTGGCTTATAAGGAATTAATGCACCATGACCAAAGTAACCGGTAAAGAAGTTGTCACGCTCAATGCGCCTATCGTTCGCGGCAAGACGGCAATCAGCGAAATCACGATCACGCCAGTTTTAAAACAGGCCGGATCGCTGCGTGGCTTAAAAGTCTATGACGTCCTGACATCCAATTATGATGCGCTGGTTGTTCTGCTGCCGCGTGTTACCGCCCCAGCGCTGACCGCTGACGAAATCGCCCGCATGGATACGTGGGACTTCTGCCAGCTCGCCAACGCGGTGGTTGATTTTTTGCAGCCACCTTCGGATCAGAGCGGGACGGATACGGGCAACGCGTCATCCGATGCCCCTGCGAACGTATAGAAAACTTAATGGCGGATATCGCCGTCATTTTCCACTGGCGACCAGCGGAGATGGACGCCATGACGGTAGAGGAACTTCTGTTATGGCGTGATCAAGCCGCTGCGCGTAGTGGCGGAGATCAATAAATGGCAGACCGCAATTTAAGTATCAAGGTTGCATTCAGCGCCCTTAATAACATGTCTCAACCTGTCAACGCGGCGCGCAAAAGTGCCGCCGCGCTGGCTTCTCAAATCAATCAAACCAAATCCAATATCAAAGGGCTTGAGCGTTCTGCGGCGAGCTTTGACCGGATTACTGCTGCCAATAAAAAAACCACCAACGCCCTGGCAGAAGCCAAAACTAAAGCGCGCGAAATGGCGGCAGCTTTTGGCCCACTGCGCCAGCGCAGTGCCGAGCAAGTTACCGCCCTCAACCAACAGCGGGCAGCGATCCGCAACCTCACAGCCCAGCAGAAAACGGAACAGACGCAGCTCAACCAGTTGCGCGCCAGCTTCTACAGCGAAGGGATTGCGATCAGCAGTACCAGCCGGGCAACGGAACAAATCAGCCAGCGCACCGCGCAGTACAACCGCCAACTTACTGAGCAGCGGCGGCGGCTTGATTCCGTTACACAGGCACAGGCGCGCTATGCTCGCGCCAAAGAAACCGGCGATAGGTTGCAAAGTTCGGGCATGAAGACCGCAGCGACCGGCGCGGCGGTGCTTGCCCCCGTAGCTGTCGCCATTAAGAGTTACAGCAGCCTGGAAGACGCCATGAAAGGCGTATCCAAACAGGTGAACGGGCTGCGGGATAACAACGGCAACCGCACGGCACAATTTGCTGAAATGCAAAAAGCCATCAAGGACGCATCTGAAAACCTGCCCATGCCCAATGGGGCGGTTGATTATGCTGCGCTGGTAGAGGGCGGCGCGCGTATGGGCGTGGCTAACAGTGATGATCCATGGCAGAAGCAGAAAAAGGATTTGCTCGATTTTGCCAACACCGCCGCGATGGCCTCAAAGGCGTTTGAGCTGCCTGCCGATCAGTTGTCGGAAAGCCTGGGTAAAATCGCCGGTCTATATAAGATCCCCATTCAGGATATTGGCAAGCTGGGCGACGTCATCAACTATCTGGACGATAACGCTAAATCAAAAGGCTCTGACATTATTGACGTGTTGCAGCGCGTTGGCGGTGCTGCTGACCAGCTCGGCTATCAGAATGCAGCGGCACTGGGCTCCACATTCCTGAGCCTTGGCGAGCAATCCGAAACAGCAGGCGCCGCGGTTAAAGCAATGGTGCGTGAGCTGGGCAACGCCATGGTGCAACCGGATCGGTTTATGGAGGGTCTGGACGCGCTGGGGTTGAGCGCTGAAAGAGTGCAAAAGAACATGGCAACGGACGCTATGGGTACCATTATGGCGGTAATGGAAGCCACCAAAAAGCTGGAACCAGATAAGCAAATGAACGTGCTGACTCAGCTCTTTGGCGATGAGTACGCAATGGCGGTTTCCAAAGTTGCTAACAACCTGCCGGAGCTGCGCAGGCAGATCGAATTAACCCACGGCGCCGCGTCGAAAGGCTCCATGAAGCGGGAATCCGATATTGATAAAGATTCCCTCTCATCTCAGTGGCAAATAACAAAAGCCGGATTCATCAATAATTTCAGCGCGCTGGGTGAATCACTTCGCGGGCCGATGATGAAAATAATGACCTCCGCCAGTAATGTAATGAAAACGTTTCGCGGGTGGGTTGAGGCCAATCCGCAGTTGGTGGCATCAATCATGAAAATCATTACGGTGTTAGGGTCCGCAATGGTGGCTATGGGTGGGATTGCCATGGTTGTCGGCACAGTACTTGCACCACTTGCCTTAATACGCCTGGGCTTCAGCTCCCTTAGCAAAGACGGCAGTGGGCTTTCCGGCATCTTATTGAATCTTGGTGGAGCGTTAAAGATTTTCATGGGCGCACTCGCTACCGGGCCAATTGCCGCATTACAAAAGGCGTTTCAATTCCTTGCAGGCTCTGGCGGTGAACAAGCGGCGGAAGGTGCAGGGGGCGTAATGGAAAAATTAGCCGGTGCGGCAACTGACGCCACAAAACACGTGTACGGGCTAGCAACTGAGCTAAATATTTTGCCAGAGCCTGCTGACCTGGCAAAAACAGCCCTAACGACATTGGCTACCAGTGGAATTGGCGGACTCAAAACCTCCCTTCTGTCGCTTGCAGGCTCGACTAAAACAGCATTCCTGCCCCTAATAACTGTGCTTGGCGGTATCTCTGCCCCGGTTTTGGGTTTGATTGCCCTGTTTGCTGGCGTCGCCATTGCGATCATCCAGTTCTGGCAACCTATCAAGGCGTTTTTCAGCGGGTTCTTTACCGGCCTGATGCAGGGGCTACAGCCGATCTTTTCTATCGTTTCCGCCGTGTTCTCGCCGCTGGTACCCATATTTGACGCCATCATCTCCGCGCTCAGTACGGTATGGGACTGGTTTACAAAACTGTTTGAGCCGATCCAGTTCTCCACTGAGGCGCTGAAATCCTGCACCAGTGCCGGAGAATCCTTCGGTAAGATTGTGGGTGATGCCATCTCACTGGTGCTATGGCCCGTTGAACAGCTCTGGAAAGGTCTGGATCTGGTGCTGGAAAAGCTGGGCCTGATTCCCGATCAGGCAGAGCGAGCCAAAAAAGCCGTTGAGCAGGTGAACACGCAGAAGAAACTTACCGGGCTGGCGGATACGCTGGCCGGCGATCTGAAAGCCGTCACCGCGCAGGCAAAAAAAGAAGAGGAAAAGAAAGAGCATAAGCGTACAGAGGTACAGAGCCAGCAGCAGCAGGCGCTTGCCAATAGCCTGAAAGGCCCGGCTAACCTCGCGCCGAAGATCAGCGGTAGCCTGAATAAAATCGCCAGCAACACGGCAGAAAAGAAAGACGGCCCCGGTGAAATCGTCTTCAAAAATAAACAGCCGTACATTCCTATCCGTGGCGGCTACGCCGAACCGGTGCAGCAGGTTCAGCGACAGGTGCCATCACTCACCGCATGGATGCAGCAGCAGGCTGGCGCGCTCGTTTCTTCGGTGCTGCCGTACAGCGTTCAGCAGCCTGCCACCCGTTCGCCAGTGTCGGCGGTTCCGTCTGCGGCTTCCGTCGCGGCGCTGATGCCTGGCGGTGACGTATTTAACTTTGAAATCAACATCAACGACGCAGGTCAGATGGATGAACAAAAAATTGTCCAGCGCATCCGCGAAGAGTTCACCGTTGCCCAGCAGCAGGCCGCACGGCGCAAACGCTCGCAACTGACCGACCACGAATAAGGGGCAAAGCCATGATGATGATATTGGGCATGTTTCCGTTTGCGCTGCAAACAACGCCTTACCAGACGTCGAACCAGTCGAATACATGGCGACACGTCAAAAACGATCGCGTGGGGAAATCCCCGCGCTATCAGTACATAGGCCCGGATGAAGAGCCGATCACGCTCTCCGGTACGTTGTACCCCGAAATCAGCGGTGGCGATGTATCGCTCACCACGCTGGAGACAATGGCATACACCGGCAGAGCCTGGCCCCTGATCGAAGGCACCGGCAAGATTTACGGGATGTATGTGATCGACGGGCTAACCCAGAATCGCACTGAGTTCTTTCAGGACGGGAAAGCGCGGAAGATTGATTTTACCCTCAGCCTGAAAAAGGTCAGCGAGGATATCAGGGAGAAACTGGCAGAAATCACCAATGATGATGTGCTGTCTATGGTGAAAGCGGGGGTGAATTTCTAACTTTATTTTTTATGGCCAACACGTTCATTGTTGGCAGTGTGGTACCGAAATCATCGGGCACCGTCACTTTTAACCGTGCTACAGCACGGTCATTTATGGCGGTGCTGTAGCTTCTATCAAAGGTTGGTTTGGGAGAAGCGGCGAAAAGAAGCATTGGGACCGGTACAGGACAGGTGCCGGATATGTCGAGTTTTGAATACCAGAACGTTAGTGGTGTGTTGGTTTTCAGGCTTCCTGGCGGTCTGACAATACAGTGCGGACAGGGACTTACTGATAGCAATGGAAATTTTATAGTTTCGCTACCAGTCGCTATGTCATTGTATTTTCCGTTTGCAGGGGAAGGTAACGTTAGCGGATGGAACGCAAGTGGTGGTATCTATTCATTTTCTACGTGGTATGGCTCGCAAAAATTATCAAACTCAGCTTTCCAGGTGCGTAGTTCAAGCTGGCGTGAATCTGATAAAAATGTAGTGGCTCAGCCCACTGTTTTTAACTGGTTTGCAGTAGGGATTTCATAATGAAAAATCAAATTTTTGTATATTCTGCGAAAGAAAATGCATTTTATTTTGCAGGTAGCGAGGCCGTATTTGGAACTAGTTGGCCTGTGGATGCAGTAAGTATTGAGCAATCTATTTTCGATGAATTTGCAGTTACACCTAAAGATGGTAAACGGCGTGTAGCAGGTGCTGATGGACTTCCTGCGTGGGAGGATATTCCACCGCCGTCTGATGAGGATATTAAAGCTGATGCAATTGCCGAAGCGGAACGTAAGAAGTCATCGCTGAAAGCAGCCGCCAGTGCTGAAATTTCATGGCGACAGGATGCCGTTGATGCAGGTATAGCGACGGAAGAAGAAACCGCCGCGTTGTCTGAATGGAAGAAATACAGGGTACTGTTAATGCGCGTTGATACAGCGAAACCCGTCTGGCCTACACCTCCGGGGAAACAGGCCAGTTAACATGCTCAGGGTCGGTTGTTACATCAGCCGACTTAACCTCGTTTTTATAAGCCATCCACGCCGACAGTTTAGCTCTGTTGGCGTCACTGATTTCACCCAGCATCAACTCTGTCCGCCAGTCGAGCATTACAGCATCAGCATTATTAAGTAGCCGCTGGCGCTCAAATTCGGCAGTCTGAACCAGTTCTTCATGCGATGGCGGTGCAATATTAGTCCATGCTGGTTGCCCTGCTTTAACTATTCTTACCTTCCCCTCTGGAGGGTTAGTATATTCATTAAAAATATCATCGCTCACATCTATGGCATCATCGAGTGACCAGCCTGCAGAAATAAATCTGTCAAACAGGTTTCTTTCGAAAAATGCATTATTGCTTGCCGACCAGACATATTTCATTTTTATCCTCCGATTGCAATGTAGTCAAAGCCGGTTGAGGCAATGTTGTCTGTTGCTGTCAGTGTCGCACCAACCTTGTTACGTCCAGTATGGCCAATTGGCCTTTGCCACCCGGTAACGACCAGCGCATAGCAAGCATTAGGAAACGGCGTTGGAAATGAAAACTGATACCCACCAACTGGAACCGTTGCACCTGAATTACCAAATTTGATTATTAATGAGCCAATCTGGAGGCTGGCATTTGATTCCCGTATACCAAGGTATTCGAGAAGCCCTGAAATGCTTTTCCCGCTGAGATTCGTCAGCGTTGCATCAAGTGGCTGTTTCCCCGCCAGCGCGTTCATCACTGTTGTCGCAAAGTTAGGATCATTCCCCAGCGCAGCCGCCAGTTCATTCAGTGTATCCAGCGCCTTCGGCGACGAACCAACCAGCCCCGCAACAGCAGATTTCACAAACGCGGTAGTGGCAATCTGCGTATTGTTCACAGTCTGCGCCGCAGTCGGAGCCGTTGGCGTTCCGGTCAGGGCCGGGCTTGCCAGCGGTGCTTTCAGTGCCAGCGCATTATTAATGGTGGTACTGAAATTCGGATCATTATTGATAGCTGCTGCGATTTCTTTCAGCGTATCCAGCGTTGCCGGTGCGCCACCAATCAGGGCAAGAATAGCAGCCTGCACAAAGGCCGTGTTTGCAATCTGCACGGAATTATTGCCTGCCGCCGCCGTCGGCGCTTTTGGCGTGCCGGTGAGTGTCGGACTGTCTTTTGGTGCATACTGCGAATGAGGATCAACAGCAGCAAGATGCTTTGCCATCAGGTCATCCACGTACACCTTAAGCTCCAGCGCCTTATCATCCACATATTTGCGGGTTGCCAGAACCACAGCAGGGTCAATTTTCAGGGTGATGTTATCGGTGCTGCTGGTAATCAGTACCATGCGCACGGTCTGCGTGCGTCCGCTGCCCTCCGCCAGCTTCGGCTTGTAGCTCTCCGGGCAGTTACCCACAGCAATCAGCGCGCCGGTTTCATCAAACAGGCCGACTTCACGAATCCACCACCCGCCCTCATTTTCCGGGATCACCTGCTCAGCAATAATCTGGCTGCTGTTCTGTGGGTCGATATACAGCATATTCAGCGCTGCGCGGCGTTCCTCAGCCACTAACGCGGTCTGTTGCGCGTTGGGTGTGGGCAGCACACCGCCACCGCTGCCCACCGCCATATGGGTAATTTTTAGTGGGACACCGAGCGCGGCGGCGCTTGCCAGTTTCGCCGCGCCGATATCCGTCAGCAGGGTATAAAATTTTGCGCTCATGGGTTCACTCTCATCGTGTCAATAACATGGACCGCGCCGCCCTCATAAGCGGTGCCGCCGGAAATAATGGTTTCGTTGATATACGGGTAGATCGTGATTTCTTCGCCGGTATAAGTGGCTGCACCCACAAAATACGGGCCGCCTGTCTGCAGGTTGATGGACATGCCAACCAGATGACGGCTGCACGGTTTGGCATCACCGATCAGACGCTCCAGCTCCAGATAGGTTTCTTCTGTTATGCCCTGGTCCTGCACGCCAATATCCAGACGGAACGTCCCAGGTGTTTCGCCAGTCTGCCACCACTCAATGATGCGGATCAGAAAGCCGAACGGCTCCACCACGCGCCGCACGGCGCTGGTTGTCCCCTTGTGCTTATGCAGGTAGAACGCATCGGCTACCGCCTTTCGTTTTGTGCTTATCGGCCAGGCCTCATCCCAGCGATCAACGGAGAAGGCCCACGCCAGATAGGGCAACAGATCAGCCCGACACGTCCACGGGTTCCACAACTGGCGCAGCGGCACGGGCACTTCACCCAACGACGCACAGACGCGTGCGGCGACGCGCTCCATTCGGCTGGCGCTCGGCGGTAACAGGTCATTACTCATCGTAACCACCCACCGTTATGGTGTATTCGGTGCAGTGCGATGCCTGGTAGTCACTCAGCACGATATCCGCAACAGGCTGCGCCAGTTCAACGCGCTGGACACCTTCGACGTGCAGGGCTGCGTAGATAGCAGAAAGACGGATATCACGCCCTAAGCGATTCTGCGCGGCAATATACGCCTGTAACTGTTGCTCCGATGCCTGCCGGACGGGTTCGGCTTCCGGCCCCGGATAGATGTAAAGCGTCGCATCAATCTGATACGGCACAATCTCCGCAGACTGCACCGTTACCCTGTCGGCCACCGGGCGCACCTCTTCATCGTTCAGGGCGGCAGCGACCACGGAAAGCAGATCATCGCTGGCCGTTCCGTCACCTTCGCGCGACAGCACCGAAATGGTGACGCAGGCAGGCGTAGGACTGACCGCCGAAATATCAGCTACGCGCCCGTCTGCTGAACGCCCCCAAAATTCATACGCCGCCGTTGGCCCGGCGACGCTCAGACCTTCAAACGCCTGCTGGGTACGCGTGCGTAAATCCGCGTCTGACTCCATCACGGCTTCAATAGGCGGGGTAACGCTGTCGTCTTCTTCCTGAATCGTCAGACGTTCAACGTTGAAATTGACCGCCAGATTATCCAGATCGCTATCCGTGGAATAAGCCAGCATCACCGCGCGGGCCGCTTCATTCACCCGCTGGCGCAACAGCAATTCACGATAGCAATTCTCTTCCAGCAGCATGGTGATCGGCTCCGATTCAAGCTCAAGCGTGCGGGCGATCTCTTCCTGCTCGTCTTCCGGGTACATCGCAATAAATGCGGCCTTGCGCTGCGCGAAAAGCGTTTCGAAGTCCAGCGGTTCAACCACCACTGGCGGCGGTAGCTGCGATAAATCGATCGTGCCGCTCATACCTGGCCCCTCAATGTGATATCGGCATTAAATGGCGTCTGATTGTCGGTGCGATTGGCCTGGATAGTGGCAACCAGCCGACCGGCACCCGGTGCGCTCAGGGTGATACTGGTCAGAGAGATCCGCGGTTCCCATAAATACAGGGCGCTGTAGATGGCAGACATAACGCGCAGCTTCGTTATGGCGTTATCGACCGGTTGATCTATCAGGTTGAAAAGCTGCGAACCGTAAGCGCGGCGCATTACGCGGGAACCGATCGGCGTTAACAGAATATCGCCGATAGACTGCGCTATATGCTCGTTGTCGGTGATGGCATGGCCTGAACTGGCATTCATGCCGCTGTAACGGACTGTACTCATACCGGGCCACCTGTATTACTACCACCGGACTGGACGCCGCTATGTTTGTGAGAATGGACAACGACACCATTAGACGAAAGCGATCCGCCTGAATGGGTAATATTGCCCTTCATTTCCCCGCCCTTTTGCACTTCCAGCGTGGCGGTGATCAGCTTGTTGGTGCAGACCACTTCCGGCGTGTCCAGGGTAACGCGCGTATCTGCCTTGACCGTTACCACCGGCACGGTGGCGGTAATGGATTCCGACGCGGTGACGCTTGCCGTTTTCACCCCGCTGACAACCAGCGCGCTGGCCTCCGGGTCATATGAGATACGGGCGCCATCCGGGTGCAAGATCACGCAGGTGGTAGCGCCAGCATCTGGCGGCGGTGCGTCTTCGCTGTAAAGGCTTCCGGCAATGAATGCCGTTTCCATCTCACCGCATGGGCACAAAATATAAACCTGTTCGCCCACTGTCGGCGCCCACCACGTCACGGCTTCACCGGCGCGCGGCACTGCCCAGCGGATCCAGTCGGTTTTGTTCTCGCCGGTTTCGACGCGTGCAAGATACTTTTCCGTGTCCACTTCCAGCACGGTGCCAATGCGGACGAGATTGCAGATAAGGCGATAGAGTTCGTTTAAATTCATAGTGCTGACTGTTTCCCGTGGCGCCGGTTACGCTGTCCGGCGTCGCTTCCACCCGGTAGCAGGCTTTACGACCGTTTCGGCTTTTGGGTTATGCAGTCAGTATCAGGAGTCGCGCGCGCGCAAACAACGCGGCGCCATTGTGGCGGGTTGGTGACAATCAAATCTCTTGCATGAAGGCTACAACAGTATCGGCCAGCCAGTCTAAATCCCCCTCGGTCATGCCCAGGAGTTCACGCACCGGGTAGCGTGCATGGGCACCCGGTACCACGTTATCGACTTCACCGTACTGGTGAACGCTGGCAATTTCGGCGGTATGCCCCTGAAATCCAACCACCGCCATGCCGCCCGTACCGTAAGCCTTAAGAAAGCGTGCGGTGCGCAGCTTGCGGAACATCGGATCCTTTCTGGTGCGGTTCTGCTTGGACTGGTTGAGATTGATTTCAATATAGCGCTGGATATCGCGCTTATAGAACGTGCGCAGGGCACCGCGATCAACGTCATAGCCGGTGATTGCGCGGTGCTCACCCCTGCCCGTGGTTCGCCAGTTGCGTAACTCCCTGGCCTCATCATTCCATATGAACTTTATCCCGCCCTGGGTGCGAAGGATTTTGCGGCGGCGGGCCTGATAGCTTTCGCCGCTGGGGTTCTTCTGGCTGGCGATACGCTTTTGCTGACGCTTACGCAGCCCGATCGCAACGTCGCGCGTCAGCTTGCGACGGTGCCCCGGCGAAAGCTGCGCGGCCACGCTGGCTAACCAGTCGTCTAACTGCTGGAAGAGGGGATCGGTTTGTTGTCCTGCCATGTTTCGCCGCTGACCTCATCAACAAATACCAGTGACCACGCGCCAATTTCCGGCCCCGGCGCAGGGTCAGCACGGTGACGGGTGACGATCTCGCCATCTTCACGGGTGACGATCACCGCTTCATCAGCCTGAATCTGGATCAGCACGTCCATCGTGCTGTTACTCAGGATATCGGCTTCGAATGTTATGCCGTTCTGCTGCCTGTCCGGGTTAAACAACAGATCAGGCTGATATAAGCGCGCCCATGCCAGCACCGGCACGCTGATAGTATCCAGAGATTCAGGGTAATCCATCACAAGCACTTCCAGCGTATAGCGATACTCAAACGCAGCAGCACGCTGGCCGGTGCTGACCATACGGCCTTTACGCAGGTAAACCGCCAGATTATCGGGATTCTCGCGCAGCCAGGGCACATGCTGGCTTATCATCTGGCGCAGCAAATCGGGTTTAAGCATTACTTATCCCTCCCGGACTTAACCGCATCATACGCAGCCTCACAGGCTAATCCTCTGGCTCTTGCTTCATCAGCATCTTTTGCCAGTTGCCCCGCTCGATCGTCAGCGCGGCGGAACAAGTCGGCGAGCAGTACGGCGCCGCTGGTTTCTGCCTCGCTTCTGCCGGGAGATCCGGCACCGCAGGCGCGTTCACGGTCTGCCAGTTGCCTGGCGAGTTTGTCGGCCCTGTCGTGCAGCCCACGAGAAGCAGCACGGGCACGATCGGCATCAGCCTGCACGCCAGCAAGCTGCTGGCTGGCTTGTTTTCTGATCGCATCAATTTCACCTTGTCGGCGTTGTTCTTCTGCCCTGGCCTCAGCCTGCCTTTGTGCCAGCGCGGTGGCGTCGCGTGCATCACGTTGCGCCCACTCTTCACGCCAGTGCTGATCGGCATCACCGTAACCGGCGCTGTAACGCCAGTGGCTAAAACCCCATACAGCAGCAGCGGCCAGCACAAAATAAACAATCACTTTCCAGCGTGATAACAGCCCCATTTCAAAACCTCTCGCCAGCTCGCACCGTCAATATCGGACGTGCTGGAGCACTGTCAAAAATGACCGCGCTCGATACGCACGGCCAGCACAGTTAAAAATGATCAGGCCAGAAATAACGTGCGCTCGGCTTCCCGGCGCTTAAACAGCCCCGGCAACACCTTGCCGCCTGCTTTATTCCATTTCGGAAACTCAGCCGCAGCCCCGGTGAAATCGCCAGCATTCAGCTTTTTCAGCAGTGTGGAACCTTCCAACGCCTTTACGCCCAGGTTGTAGGCAAAATCAACCAGCGCATCGAACTGATTTTGATTGATAGTGACTTTAACCAGCCCCGTAACGCCTTTTTCATACTGCACCAGACCGCTACGCAACAGGCTATCGGCAGTTTCCTGCGTGATGGTCATGCCCTTGCCAACCGGCACGCCGTTGACGGGTTGAGTCCATCCATAACCGATCGTCCAGACGCCTACAGAATCCTGATAAGCGGCCAGCCTGCACCCTTCAAAGCCTTTCAGCATGTTGATGCCGTTATTGCTCATCTCCACCTTTCATCCCTCCGATTCGGTTTTCGATAAACCCGGTAACTTTGTTGCGGACTTTATCCGCGCCCATAAATCCGATTGAGGCGCCCACGAATGTTACTGCGTTGGACGGAAGCCCCAGATATTCCAGCGAACCGGCCACAGCAAGCGTGACAATCCCACATACCAGCGATCCGGTGGCGGTTTTAAGCAAAGACTGCCCATCGTAAAGGCTCATTAGCGCCGAAATACTCAGCGCCGCACCAGCCGCAAACAGTGTCGGCAGATAAGTAGCGATCCATTTCATTGTTTGTTCGAGTAATCCCGGTGGTGTGTCGTGCATACCCTCCCCCTTAATCCCATAGCTGCACGGTTTCCCGCTGGGCTGGCGGCTGGATCTCTGGCAGGTAGACAATCTGCCCGGCCTGCAACTCAGTGGCGGCGGAAATGCCCTTATTGGCATCGATCACCGCCTCGGTAACACCTGCTGTTCTGCCGTAATAGCGCCAGCAAAGCAGGTCGATCGTGTCGTTTTGCTGCGCCTGAACGTTCATTACACCAACTCCGCCAAGCCCCGGCTTTCATCCTGGATATCACGGATTGACCAGCGCACATCCCGCCACAGCGTATCGATCTGCGTGCTTAATGCCGCCGCGTGGTCTTCGCCTTTACTGGTGGTGTCAATATCGCGGTAGCCTTCAATCAACAGCGCCTTAGTGAGTGAATACACGGCATTTTTATAGCGCCATACCTTCACGGAAGTGCCATTCACCGGACTGGCCGGAATTTCTGCCAGTGACTCATAGCCCGCATCAATCTGCACCTGGCGCCACAGGAAAAGCTGATCATTAACATGGGCCACCGCTTCCACCGTTCGCGACATCAGGCGATCGGTTGTCACCTGCCCATCAAGACGCATCGCACGGCGTAGTTCAGCCAGCGAAATGACCGGCCAGAATGGCAGGCTTTCAACTTTCGCGCCGCCATCATCCGGTACGGGATCGGATGGTGGCCGTACTGGCTCAGTGGCTACCAGACTCATGATCTCTACTCCGTATAAGTCAGGCGGTGGACGGCAGGACGAAGACGCGGCGTTGCCTGTTTTCGCCTGCCGTGCCGCCTGGGTGCGCGGGGGCACGTTCGGTTATGACGCCGCCTTCTGGCGGGCTGTCGTGGTTCTATTCTTCGCTGCCGGCTTACTTTTAGCGGCGGGCTTTTTGGTTTCCCGCTTCGCTTTTGGCTGCGCTGGCGGCGTTGCCGTCTGGGTTTCGGTGCTGTTCGCTTCTGGCTTGCCGCCTGCGCCGTCACTGTCAGCAGGTTGCCCGGACTTCTTAAGCGCACGTTGCAGAAGCTCAATATCACGGGTTACGCCTGCTTTTTTCGGGTTCAACACTGCCGCCTGACGCAGGTATTCAACCGCAGCGGTAAGCGATTCAACGTTGTCAGTCAGGCGCAGCGTATACCCCAGCGCCTTAAGCAGCTTTGAGCGCACCTCATCCGGCATATCTTCGTTCAGGGTTAAACCCCGTAACGCTTCCAGCAGGTCAGCAGCGACCGGCGCAACAGCCGGGTTAGCTTTGAATGCAGCCAGGACGGGATCGCAAATTTCTTCCACCAGTACGGTGGCGGTGGTGCGGCGATACTGATCCGGCATCGGCAACTTATGGCGCAATACGTACTGACCAATGCGCAGGGCTTCGGCGATGTTTCCGCAGTCACAACACCAGATCATGACAGTGGTTAACACGTCGTCAGACTGGCCGGAATCTGCCGTAAGTACGCCTTCGATCCACGGCTGATAGTCCGGCAGCAGTTCGCGTTTTAAATCCGCTTTAGCCTTCTGGGACTGGACACGGCTCAAACGTGCTTTATCCAGTCGCAGGCGGTGAAGCATGGTTTCGTAGGCCGTCATTTCAAGCTGCGACGGCTCACGGCTGGCGTGGCGGCGTTCTGCCATCACGCGGTTAAAATGTTGTTGAGCAGGTGTCAACATGATGCCCCCAAAGCGGCCAGCAGTTAGCTGGCCTGCGCTGATTTATGGTGCCGGTGCTGGTTCTGCGGCGGTAATGCCTTCGATCAGACAGCCGAAGCCGTAATCTTCAACAACGTAGGCATCATTTGACGAACTGTAGGTAGAGACGCGGTTATATTCCGGCTCTTCCACGATACGGCGACGGTGCGCACCTTCCTGCCAGTAAATCGACAGGTTTTCCCACGAAGTGATAAACATGCTGCCATCAGGGAAGAAAGGCGCGATGAACGAAGGCAGGTTGCCGATCGTCTTACGCGATGCGATCAACTGACCGGCCAGCGCTTCGGAGTTCGGGTTATTGGTGCTTACGGCATTGATGATCGGGAACGAACGGCTAACCGTCAGGTTACGACCAGTGATCACCACAAGATTGGGCGAATCTTTGTACCATTCGTCCATCAGTGAGTTAACCGCGTCATAAACCAGCGAGTCGTAGTTACCGTAATCACCTTTAGCGATCACCTGGTTGGAATCGTCGCGGCTGGTCACGGTGATATCTTTCATGACACGTTGCGGCGCGTTCGCGCGGTACTGTTGCAACCAGCCAATACCACAATCCTGCAAAAGCGGGTTAGCGTTGCGGTCGGACTTATCCGCGTAGCTGGTTCCGTTAAAGCCGATCATGATGCGGTCAAGCGCGATACGCTGAATGATCTGATTGCTCAGACGCTGCTGGAAATCCGGGAATTTAGCCCAGGCATCAAGCTGCGCATATGAGGCGAAAGTATCCGCGTTCACCTTATTACAGGTGTACTTGTTCGAATCCAGCGCCGTAACGGATACAGGCTGGCGGCGATCGGTGGTGGAATTGTTAGTGCTGGAAATCGGGCCGCTCACGCCCAGACCGATTTTTTCGCCGGTCTGATCGTTAACGCCGTAGATGTTAATCAGCTTCAGCATTTCGGAAGACTGCTGCACCTTGTCTTCAAGCGTCTGCTCAACACTTGGATCAATGCTGAACGACTTTGTTACGTGGGACTTGTTGATGTGATTCAGTTCAGCTTGTCGCTCAAGATACGCATCAAACAATTCACGGGTAGAATTACGCATAGTTATATTTCCTGTACTGTTCCTTCGTTACTGGCGGCGATCAGCAGTCAGCAAGCTGGGCGTTAGATTTTTCAGTTGCGCCGGTCGCTTCCGGGCGGCGGAATTTACTGGCGTCCTGGGTAGAAAGCTGCGCTTTCATCTCGTCGAACTCAGAGCGCAACTTCTCCACCGCTTCGGCGGTCTGCTTGTTCTTAAGTTGCCCTGCGCTCAGTTTTTCCATCTTGTCCAGCAATTCACCCTGGCTTTCCGCTACCAGTTCAACCGCCTGGCGGATATCGCCATTTTCACGATCGAAGTGCTGGCGGGTTCCAGTCAGCATTTCCTTGATACGGGAAAAGAAATTCTTCCCGGTGTCGGACGCTGGCGGCTCTTCCTGCGCAAATTCGAGGGATGATTCCAGGGTTTCAGTGAAGAAGCATTCAGGTGCGTAGTGACGCGCGGCCAGTGGGTTGGCGCTGGCGTTCTGGGTGCAAAACTTCATCATTTCGGTGCCCAGGCTCGCCGGGTTATCAGTACAGGCCAGCCCCATAAGGTAGGCTTTGCCGGTGTCTGCAAAGGACGGATGCACCTCAACGCTATGGTAGATTTTCTGGCGTTTCTTCTTCAGTTCGACCAGTTCATCCGTGGCGTCCACCTTCACCAGAAGCGCCAGCTTGCCCTTTAACGGGCCTTCGGCAATCTCTTCGGTTTTAGTCTCGACCACATCACCATACGCGCGGAAATCGCTTGTCGGCGACCAGCCTAAAATGTGCTCCAGATTGACGCGGGCGCCATAGACCTGGGGATCGTACTGTTCGGCCATTTCGGTGATGTGCTGACGTTCCAGCACGCGGCCGTCACAGGTTGCGCCCTCTACTGCGGCGCGGAAAAAATTTGTCATTGGCATGGTGACAAAGCTCCGGGTTGGTAAGCGATTGATATTAACCAGTGCCCCAATCATTCCCTTTGCAGCCGGAAGGCGCAAAGCCTTCACTTTGTCGGACTCAGGCGACAACCAGCGGCGATATTGTTGCGCGCGCGAGCGCGATAGCCTGTTGCCATGAATACAGCCGAAGACCTCAGCACAAAAGCCAAAAGCCTCTACTGGCAGGCGTTTAGCATCACTCAGATTTCTAAGGAAATCGGGGTGAGCATTAACACGATCTACAGTTGGCGCCGCCGCTATGAATGGGATAAAGCCACCCCCATGCAGCGGGTGCAGGATCGCACGCACGTTCGTTACCTGCGCCTGGTGGAAAAGGACGACAAAACCCCGAAGGACTTCAAAGAAATTGACCTGCTGGCGCGCCAGCTTGACCGCTTTGAACGGCATGAGCGACGCGACCAGGAGAAAGAGAAGAAGGCAAAGACCCCGAAAAACCATTTCACCGAAGAACAGATAACCCAGCTTCGCGCCTTGGTCTTTGATTCGCTATACGAGCATCAAAAACGCTGGTTCAAACAGTGGAACCGGCGTAACCGCTTTATCCTCAAATCGCGCCAGATTGGTGCCACCTGGTACTTTGCCCGCGAAGCGCTGTTGCGTGCGCTGGAAACCGGAAATAACCAGATATTCCTGTCAGCCAGCCGCGCCCAGGCGTTCCAGTTCAAGCGGTTCATTCAGAAGCTGGCAAGGGAAATAGGGGTAGAACTAAAGGGCGGTGATGCGATTGAATTAAGCAACGGTGCGATCCTGTACTTTCTCGGCACCTCCGCCGCGACGGCCCAGAGTTATACCGGCGATCTGTACCTGGATGAAGCCTTCTGGATCAGCAACTTCATCAACCTGCGCAAAGTCGCCGCAGGCATGGCGACGCAGAAAGGGCTACGCCGCACCTACTTTTCAACGCCATCCAGTGAAGAGCATGAAGCCTATCCCTTCTGGACTGGCGATCAGTTCAATAAACACCGTCCCCGTGCCGATCGGGTGGATATAGACACCAGTTATAAGGCACTGAAAAACGGCAAGCTATGCGGGGATAACATCTGGCGCCAGATAGTCACGCTGGAAGACGCCGTGAAGCTCGGCTTCGATCTGGTTGATACCGATGAAATCCGTAACGAAAACTCCCCCGACGAATACGCCAACCTATACGGCTGCACGTTCGTTAAAGCCGGGGAACGCGCCTTCGACTACAACGCAATTCTGGGCTGCGGCGTTGATGGCTACATGCCGGACGCGTGGCCGGACTGGAACCCGTTTGCACCCCGTCCGCTGGGTAATCGCCCTGTCTGGGTTAGCTATGATCCCAACGGCAGCAGCGGCAAAGGCGACAGCGCCGGGCTGGTTGTGCTAGCCCCGCCAGCCGTGCCGGGTGGTAAGTTCCGCGCGGTAGAGCGCCACCAGTTACGCGGCATGGAGTATGAAGAGCAGGCCAAATTTATTAAAGAGATCACCACCCGCTACAACGTGCAGCACATTGCTATCGACGGCACAGGGATCGGCGATGCGGTTTATCAACTGGTGGTCAAGTTCTTCCCGCAGGCGGTTAAATACAACTATTCACCGGTTCTTAAGCGGTCGATGGTGCTCAAAATGTTGATGGTCATTCGCGCCGGGCGCTTTGAGTTCGACGCCGGAATGATGGATCTCGCGCAGTCGTTTATGACCGTGCGTAAAGTCACCGCAGGCGGCGTTATAACCTACCAGTCCGATCGCGCCCGTGGCAGCAATCACGGCGATCTGGCATGGGCAACTATGCAGGGCATTTACAACGAACCGATCGGCGCGGAAGTGACCGGCGATAACGGCAGTTTTGTGGAGGAGTTTTAATTGAGCGGCAAAAAGAAATTCAGGGCGCCAACTGCTGCGCCAGCCAGCACGGCCAGCAACGCAGCCACCCCGCTGGAAAGCGTGGAATCTTTCAGCTTTGGCGACCCGATCGCAGTCAACGATCGCGCGTCTCTTATGGAGTGCCTCGAATGCCATAACAATGGCCGCTGGTATGAACCACCGATCAGCCCCTACGGGCTTGCGCGCATGTTCGACGTTGCCGCCTATCACCAGTCACCGCTGATATTTAAACGCAATGTTATCGCCAGTTGCTACATACCACACCCGCTATTGACCCGGCAGGAGTTCACCGCCTGGGTGCAGGATTATTTAATTTTCGGTAACTGTTACATGGAATGCCGCCGCAACCGACTCGGCCAGCCGATTGAGCTGCGGCACAGCCAGGCGAAATATACGCGGCGCGGCATAGACCCGGCTCAATTCTGGTTTGTTCCGCGCTACGTTGACGATCACGCGTTCGAACCGGGCAGCGTCTGCCAGATCAAGAACCCCAGCCCGCACCAGGAGATCTACGGCGCGCCGGAATATCTGGCCGCGCTACAAAGCGCCATGCTGAACGGTGAAGCAACGGTGTTCCGCCGCAACTACTACATTAACGGCAGTCATGCGGGTGTGATCGTCTACCTCACTGACCCGGTGGCGAATAATAACGATGTGGAAAAGCTTAAGAAGTCGCTGAAAGATGCACGCGGCAACGGTGCTTTTAAAAACCTGTTTGTCTACGCGGCGGGCGGGAAAAAAGACGGCCTGCAAATTATGCCGTTCAGCCAGGTGGCGGCGAAGGATGAGTTTACCGGCATCAAAGACGCCACCCGCGACGACCTGCTAGCCGCGCACCGCGTGCCGCCCGTTCTGATGGGGGTAATGCCTAATAACTCCGGTGGCTTCGGCGACGTAGAGAAAGCGGCGAAGGTGTTTTCCATCAACGAACTGGCTCCGATACAAGAAAGCCTGAAAGAGTTAAACGACTGGCTGGGGATCGACGTGGTGCGCTTCAATCCTTACGCACTGTTGCAGGCAGCAATCTGACGCCAGCCCGGACACACCCACCACCACCGTGGAACGGCCAGCACGGCCGCAACTGACCACACCGCACGTAAGCCCCTCAGCAGCCCGCTGGCAGGGGCTTTTCTTTTGCCTCAAACCACCACGGCGAACCGAAAACGACGCAGCAGCGAGGCGCAGCGGCGCGAAAATCGGCGCAGATAATACCGACCCTATCCCACCCCTCAGCGCGCGCTCATTCCCCCGCCTCGCCCGCACACAAAACCCCCGTCTTTTTGTGCAAACTTGCAGATCACGGCAGGCCGCGCCGCGTCTGGGCTTATCTGGCAAAAGTACCGTCAAAAAAATTGTGCAATTTAATGCGGGATTGTGCGGCAATTTCTACAGAAAATAAAAAAAGGCCATCAATGACGGCCTTTAGAGATGAAAATCATCAATATGGATACTTTTTAGAAAGCTCTTCGAAGTTTGCAGCAACCCATGATTCAACAGCTTTTGTGCTTTGAATCGTGCCAGGCAGATAGGTGCGAATCATCCACTCACAAATTTGCCGTGTTTTGATGGCGAGGTCTGCCCCGTTCTGTCCATGCAGTGCATTAAGAAAATCAAGCACCTCATACTTTTCATGCCTGTTAAAGCGCTTGGCATCTGAAATAATCTTGGTTGGGTCGTCACCAGCTGATCGGGCGTGGTTAACGTAATCTTTATAAAGCAGATCCCCATCTTTCATTTTTGGCATTTCTATTCCTTTAAATTTGACTAGTCACCCAAATGGGCTTAGCCAGATTAGTGCCTGTAATGACTAAAATTATTGTTTCAGCTCTCATTTCCAAAAACGCACACAGCATAAGCACCGCTTCGCGATGCTGCGGACTCTTTGCCGCCCGCGCCCGCAGAATCGCCATAACCTGCGCAACAAGTTGCGAAGGTTATAACGATTGCCATTCAGAAGACTGGATTAATCTTGCGGTGATAGAGCACTTCCCACAGCAGCGATATCAGCTCTTCCTGCCTGATATCCACGGCTTCGCTGGCATCATATTTAGCCATCAGCTCATTGATGCGCTCAACAGATAATGGGCCTGCGGAATTTACCGCTGATCGGGAAGATGGGAGACTGCTTTCTTCAGGCGGATGCTCTTCACGCCATTTCTTTGCCGCCCTCTCATTCATCAACTGCCATTCGGGATATCGGCTAAATAGCTCACGCTCGGTACTGGTTCGCGCATCATGGCCTTCATCTGCCAGCCGCGCTGGTTCTGGCTCGCAGCTTTCAGACAAAGCAATATCTTCGGGAGCGTCAAACGGTTTTAACCCCTTGCAGGTGCAGCAAATGCGATCATTAAAATAATACTTTTCCTTGTAGTGCAGCTCGTTACCACACTTACGGCATCGCTTAATTTTGTTACTGATGAAATCAATTACTTCCTGCTCTCGCTGTTCTTCGTCAAACATACGCGCTGCTCCTGATTCCTGGTGCCAAACAACCTGTCCCACGCAGCCGGATCAGCTTTTTTCAACATTTCCGCATAGCTGCCAACGGGATCATGCCTGATATCTCTGCTGTCAACATTATGACTTAGCTTCATATGCTGCCACAAATCGGCGGTCTTCCGGTCAGCGCTGTTATCTTTTCTGCGTCTCAGCTCTCCGCTACTGGTTGCGGAGACAATAAAGCCATCAATTCGCAAACACTCACCGCGTAGCAATAACGATAACTGGCCTGTGCTCAGCTCTATGCCTATTGATCTGGCAAAATCATCCAGTGCCGCAATGCGATCGGCTGATATAGGAGCTGGCGCGGTAACAGCAGGCATATCCCTTTCCTGCTGCCTCAATTCTTGAGCAACTTTTAGATAGCTCTCCGCCCTGGCCTGCTCAATATCATCACAATCTGATGCCGTAATGGCATTAGCCAGCGCCTCAAACTCATCAGCAGGTGATTTTTGCCGTTCCGGTTTGTAGTTTCTGATGCTTTCATTGAGCCGTTTTTTCTGCTCGTGGGTCATTTGACCAATTTCATACTGTTCAGGCTCAACTGGTGGCGAATTGTCACCCCCTGAATTTGTATGTTTTTTGACCTCAGTACAGTTATTGACACGAGTCCTAGAGGGCGCGGACGCGCCCCGAAGGTCAAAATCAAAGTCAACGGCCTGCCCGGAGTCGTCCAGAATCTCCGGTTTCTTACGCACAATGCGGTAGGTATGCAGGCGGGTTTCAATTGGTGGGATATGAGCAGTGGGCATCACCAGACCTTTAATAAGATCCAGATACTCACCGTAATCATTCGGCTCGTCTTTCTGCTGGTACCAGATGCGCAACGGCAGATCACGGCGGGCAACCAGCGCCCCGCCCTGCAATTGGGTGTATTGCTGCCAGTCGCCAGCATCCGCAGCACGGTGCAGCTCAGCAAACAGCGGGTTTATTTTGTCGGCCTGCTCCTGATTGCGGAACCGGCGCAGCTCACGCCAGACAGATACCGGCGCACCGCCCAAAAACTGAAACTGACGGATGCCCCAGCACGATGCCCAGGCGGTGGCGTGTTTTGATGTTTCTTTCAGCGGCCTGCCGCTCTCGTCGTCGGTTTCACCGTCGAGCGCGTAACCGTCAATATTCTTACTGATGTACTTCACCACGTAGCCGGTGGCGCTGCCGATTTCCTGATCGATCGGCTTCATATCAAAACGCGGCTGATTGCCGTGCTTACCCTGCAACTCTTCCGCATCCTCGCGGGTGGCATAGTCTTCCATCACTTCCAGCAGTTCGGCGGAATGTTCCGGCAGGGAGAACAGCAGGCCGTGCCAGTGCGGCGTGCCATCGTGGTGAGACTCAGCCACCCGCAAACCAAAGACCGGAATTTCACGGCGGGCCAGCTCAGCGCGGATCTGTTGCCATACCCGATTAAGATAACGCTGCGTGGCTCTTGGGCTGGCACCATTCCATTTGGCATTACGATGACCGAATACGGTATATGCGTGGTATTTGGATGGTGCTGTCAGAGTAAAAAACTGGCCCGCGTAGCCGCTTTCGGTGGCAACTTTCTCAAAGCCGCCAATACGGGTCATAAGTTCAACGCGGCGCAATGCCGGGTTAGATATGCTCTTATCGATCTGCTCAATAAGCGAAATACGCTCTTTGGTGTCCTGGTCTTCCAGCTCAAGACGGGCCATGATCGCGCGGCTGCGCTTGCGTCTGGCATCCCACTCATCAACGTGGTGCTTACTGCAATACGGCGCAGCGCCTCGCTTTACATCACCAAAGGCAATGTGCAGGTGCTCACGCCAACGCGCGGCGTACTTTTTCAGGTTACGGTGCCAATAGCGATCATCCAGCATCTTGCTAATGCCAGTAGTTGCATCATCAATAAACAGCGCTCCCCGGCAATACTTTGCCCAGCTCGGAGGCGTCAGGAAGAAAAGCCGCGCGAGGATAGCCGCTTCGGTGTAAAGGTATCCGGCATATTTCCGATCACTCTGAGTCTCTACCGTTTCGTGAACTTCACTCAGCACAGACCGCATATAGATAGCGATATCCTGCGCCAGTAGCTCAACATCTTCCGCCGTGAAGTCCGGCAGGTGGTTAAAGCGCTCAACCAATCCATGCAGAGTGTTAAACGTGTGGTAAAGCGGGTTTAACCCTTTGAATGCTGTATCAGCCTGAGATTTAGCCTCATCGGTCATCGCAATAGCGTATTGCTCATTCACCATATTGATAGGCGGCAGATCCCTGCGGATGACATCGCGCAGCGCCAGACGGGCGATGTGCCTACCCTTCATGGTGTGAATGCTGTCAATGCGGGAAGCCAGACGCAGGCGAATAAAACGAGGTAGCGGCGCAAGGGTGACTTTCACCCACGCCAAAAACTCCTGTTCTTGACCCAGCTCGACTAGATCAACAACGGGAGTCTTATCAACACAAATGGCAGCTTTCGGTTTCTGCCATTCGTAATCGTACCGGGTAGCGTCTGGAGCACTACCCGGATACGGAGGGGGCGGCGTTGGAGCGCTGCGCCCACTTGCTGCGGTGGTCATCGCGCGCCCACGTACCGATCAATCATCTGGTGCTGAATATCCAGCCCCAACTTTTCAGCAAGCGCGTATTCTGCCTTCGCCCCAGCAGACTGCTGCCAGCCGTCCAGTATGAAGATGCCATCAGCGCAACGAAGCATGGCAAGGCAGATATCCATATACTCCGCTTGCTCTAAGCCATCCGGTAGGATCGCCGGATTAAGAGCAACATTTCCGCGCCGTACAATGTGCGCGGCTGCACGGTGAAACGCTGGGCGATTAAATCCAGGCAACCCGCTCATTGGGCCAGCGATATAGATTTTTGACATTATAGAGCCTCCATTTCTGAATCGTCTGCAATTCCCATACATTGCCCGCAGCTCTCACAACTCCCGCAGCTCCAGCAACCATCTGCCGCGTATCCCTCAAAAATGCTGAGGCCCAGAGTGCCGATCACTTCTTTGGCCTTCTGGCGGTTGCTGGCGTCAGTACTAACAGAGCGCTGCACGTCGATTTCATGCAGGCGGAAACGGTGGTAAATCTCGCGGGTGGTTTCGGTGTCACTGTTGGAAATGACAACCGGCGCGCCATATTTGCGGTTCACTTCCAGCAGCTCCGCCGCTAACTGGCGGTGGTGCTGCTCGGTGAATGGCTCGGTGTGGTATTGAGTGAAATTGGCGGTTTCGCTGGCAGGCAGGTATGGCGGATCGCAGTAGATGGCTTCATCCGTTCCAACCATCACTTTGAGGGTATTTTGAAACGAGCTGCACAAGAAAATGGCTTTGGTGTCGTTGGCCTTCTCAGCAAACTGCCGGATCTCCGCCTCCGGGAAGTAAGGCGCGCTTTTATGCTGACCAAACGGCACGTTATAACCGCCGCTCTGGTTGTAACGCACCACGCCGTTGTAGCCGTGGCGGTTGAGGTAAAGAAACAGAGCCGCGCGGGCCACATCAAGCAAGCCTTTAGTACCGTTGAAAATGCGGCGGTTCTGTAAGTATTCCTCTTTGGAATTGCCGGTCGCAAAGAGCGGGCGGGCAAGGTCAATAACCAGCTCAGGATTGCTCTTCACCTCACGATAAAGGCGGATCAGGTCTGGGTTGATATCCGCAAGGATATAGCGGCGATAATCGGTATTGAGGAACACGGAAGCGCCGCCAACAAAAGGCTCCACGAGGCAACCAGCCTTTGGTAAATGCGGGAGTAATTCAGGCATCACGCGGCTTTTGCCACCGGGCCATTTGAGTAGTGATCGAATCATCTTGCTTTCTCCTGGGTGCAGGAAGCCCGGCGCGGTGATGCGCCTGACTACTGGTTAATCATTCAGTGGCTAATTGACTGCGCCATCCGGCGCGGGTGGTTGTGATTCGCGTAACGCCTGAATTTCAAGGCGCGGCGCGGCATAATCGGGAAACTCCCACGGCAACGCCGCAGCCAGCTCGGCAAGGCGCTTAATGCCCAACATCAGGCTCACTTTGTCCTGAGAGCTGAACTGTTCGAAAGGGATAGTGAGATGGGAATGAGTCAGGGACGGCAGATCCTTAAACCGCTGCGCGGCTTCGTTTGCCAGCAGGATGATCACCTTTTTCTGAGTCTCGCCCAGGCGATTAAAACGGCTCGCCGTGTCATTGGTGCGGGAAACTGAAATGCTCGACTGCAAACGGGCGCGCTGTTCAAGGAACATCTGACGCCCGGATACTGGTTTTTCTTGCCCGATACTCATAACCCTATCCCCCATCACTGCCGCTTATCAGGCGCGCCACTCGGAAGTAACGCCCCGGATAAGCACCGGTTTCCCGGTGCCTCTCTTACTCGTCGCCCTGCTGCTCTTTGGCTGGCTTAATTGCAGGCCATACCAGAACAACGAGCGCCCCCACGAAGAACAGATCGCCTACTGCTGAGAGCAGATAACTGGTGAAGTCCACCGCTACCACCATGAAAGCCAGCAGCAGAACCAGCGCGGGCCGCAACATGCTCAGCATCTGGCTCATCAGATGTAATCCTCAACGCGCAGGCCCAGACGACGCCCAACCTCTTCCAGTACCTTTTGTTCTTCCGGCTCGATCTCGCCTTCAGATTCGGCAATGGTCAGCATGTTGACGAAGACTTCCTCCGCTTCTTTCGGGTCGTTTTTGATATCTTCGATTTCACGCAGGATGTTCATGCGACCAACGCGAAAACCTGCCTCAAGCTGTTCAGTGAAACGGGTGATCAGTGCGGTGATTTCGTTGCCGTAATGGCTCAGGCGGGGATTGGAGCGCAGCAGCTGATCGAGCTTTGCGGTTTCCTCTTTCTCAATTTCACCATCAGCAGCAGCAACCAGCAGACAGCCACCAACAATGGCCTCCATCAAATCGCGATTTTCAACTTTCTTTAATTCAACTTTTACAGCAGCAGTTTTTTTCTTGAACATGCCAAACATAATTAACCCCTTTTTTTGGTGAGTGAATGCGCCATCACTTAATAAAGTGACGACAGGTAGAAAAAGTTTTATCTGTTACTTAATTACTAAAGCAGCTTTCTAAATAAACTTGCTAAGGCACTAAATAAGCCTTTGTTTATCTTCTTCGTATAAACAAAAGGCTTACTCATACCTTTAATAAAGCGCACCTTATTCGGTTCCGGTTTAAAGAAACGCCCGTCCGGGCATTCAATCCAGCCGCGTGTATTGCGGTAGTGCGTGACCTGGCAACCGTGCTTTAACAGGCTGGCAAGTGATGGGGCGTTATCGTTCATATCGTGTACCTGCTACAGTTGTCTACGGGCCTTGCGCTCTACTTCTTCGCGGCGGGTTTTAAATTCAGCAAGCGCTTTAGCTCTCTGCTGCTTTACTTTTTCGCTCCGCAGCCTGATCAGGAATTGAATTAAATACAAAACCAGCACAGCAAAAATAGAAAGGCCGATAATCATTTCAGCTTTCATAACTTTCACTTCTTTTTAACTTATCAATGGTTTTCATTGCTTCGGCTAAAGCAAAATCACGCCCTAAATAATTTCCATTATTTAAAACGCTATATGCCGTTTTCATCGTAATGGCATTGCGCGGGCATTTATGAATGGTGAAGCCACGATAAATATAACTATGGCGGCTTAATTGTATTAACTGGCCCGTCATATCATCGACTCCTTACAGACCAATCCACAGCAGCCAAGCATCACGCTGCTCTTTCGGGCGGTTGTAATACGCATCACGCATCGCGCGGTTGAACTCAGGAATGTAGATCCAGTTTTCAGCACGAGCGCCCAGGCTTTCCGGGTTCTTCCATGGGATGATCGGCAACTTACCGTCTTCAATCATGCTCTTAACCGTGGCGGGCTTCTTGCCGATCAGCTCAGCAAATTTCGGGTACGGAACCGCGTCAACAGCATGACGCACTTCAATGAACCCCTCTAACTCTTTCTCTGTCATGTGTCATAATCCCCACTGGCGCTAGGCGCTTATTTCGGCTTACACCTGCTTATATTGGCGGGTGTACTACGTCACGAATTGGATTACATGTAATCCAATATCACGGAGTTTAGATCACATATGATCCAAAAAACAAGTATCGGTGAAAAAATTCACCTCATGCGTAAGGCGGAAGGGCTATCCCGAAGAGAAATGTCTGAGATAACAGGTATCTCAGCTAACAACCTTAAAAACTATGAATCTATAGGCAGGCAGATCCCCGGCGATTACCTCGCGGTGATACTCGAAAACCCACGTTTTGCGAAATATACGCTTTGGCTGATGACCGGTAACACCGCACCAGAAGCCGGGCAAATTGAACCGGCTCTCTCTCTTGATGGGTCAGAGACTACGGCAACGTCGCGCCGCTCCGTCCGCAAAACTGGCTAACGCTGCACCATGATTTCATTGACTGGATAGATTCACTTTCACTCTGCAATACCGGAGGGCTTCGCTATGTCGATTAAGAAGCTCGAGGGTGGTCAGTATGAAGTAGACGTATGGCCCCGTGGGCGTAATGGAAAACGCATCCGCAGGCGATTTGAAAAGAAACAAGAGGCGGTTCTTTTTGAGCGTTATGTATTAGCTAACGCTGATAAAAAAGAATGGCTTGGCGCGAGCGTAGACCGCCGCACGTTGAGCGAGTTGTTAGATACCTGGTGGCTGCTATATGGGCAGACTCAGGAAAATGGTGAGATAGAAAAGCGGCACCTGAAAAAGACAATCAGGGCGTTGGGAGATCCAGCAGTTAACCGGCTTGATAAGCGCACCATCGCCCGGCACCGTAGCCAACGACTGGATGACGGGATCAGCGCCGCAACGATCAACCGGGATATATACCGTTTTTCCGGCATGTTCAGCACGTTGATTAAGCTGGATGAGTTCAGGAAGGAGAATCCTTGCAAGGGATTGGAACCACTGAAAGAAGCGCCGCCAGCTATGACCTATCTCGCCAAATCAGAGATCAGCAAGCTGCTGGATACCCTGACCGGCGATGATCGGCGCGTGGCGCTGTTATGCCTCAGCACTGGCGCACGTTGGGGAGAAGGCAGCACCCTGCGAGGTGAGCAGGTTAACCATGGGCGTGTGACGTTCCTCAAAACCAAAAACGGGAAAAAGCGAACGGTTCCAATATCGGCAGAGCTGGAGAAGGAGATCAAGACCAGTGACACCGGGCCATTGTTCAAAGTTGATTATGAAAACTTCTGCGAACGGCTCAGGCAGGTTAAACCAGACTTGCCACGCGGGCAGGCTACGCATGTGCTCCGGCACACGTTCGCGAGCTGGTTCATGATGAACGGGGGTAACATTATCGCGTTACAGCAGATTCTGGGTCATGCGAGCATTCAGCAAACGATGGTTTATGCTCACCTCGCCCCCGATTACCTGCAACACGCGGTGACATTAAACCCACTTGGCGGCGGGCTGGCGGTGTGACAATGTTGTCTACATCTTGTCTACACCCGTAACGCTATATCCTTCTTGTAACTGCTTATAGCTGTTGCAAGGAGGATTGATTTATAAGGGATTTTTTCTAAGTGCCTGATAAAAAAAACCCCACATCATGTGGGGGAAGACAGGGATGGTG